AAGCACTGGTGCTGGCCTCTCTGGACAAGACAGAGGCAGAGCTACAGACAATGCTGGATGAGCAGCTTGCGGCTCTGGTGAACCCGCCGATTGTTGGTAAAATTCCTGCTGGGTGGTAAGCGATGGAAATGTCCGGTCTCATTGATGTTCTAATAGGCGTTATAATCGCAGGTGGCGGTTACTGGCTGCGAACTATGCAGTCAGAGCAGAAGCGTTTGGAGATTCTGCTGAACCGCACCCGCGAGGACTACGCGACCAAGTATGAACTGCGCGATGATATGGACAAGGTTATGCAAGCCCTCCACCGGGTTGAGGACAAGCTCGACCGCCTGATAACGGAAAAATGATTCATGTGTTCCTGCTGCTTGTCTATCTGGGCGTAGGTGACGACAGGCGGCAGGTCAGCAACACGATGTATTTTGAGAGCATCATTGACTGCAACTACTTTGCAGCCGAGATAGCAAAGAGGTTTGGAAGCTACGGAAGTCTTGACGGCATCGACCCACGCGACAGGGTTATTGCCTACTGCGTCCCCCAGCAAGTCGCTAAAGGCAGCGTGGAGATTTACTGATGTTAGCCGAACTTGCCGCTGCCAACGCCGCCTTCGCCATTATCAAGCAAGCTGTAAGCAACGGGCGCGACCTAGCCAACGCCGGGTCGGCCATAGCTGACTTTGTGGGCGCAAAAGAAGAACTACGCCGCAAGGGCGAGAAGAAGAAGAAAAGCCCGTTTGCCGGGGGCGGCGACTTAGAGGAGTTTATGGCCCTTGAGAAAATCAAGGAGCAGGAGAACCAGCTGCGGGAGATGATGGTCTGGGCTGGTAGGCCGGGAATGTGGAACGACTGGCAGAAGTTTCAGGCCGAGGCTAGAAAGGCCCGTCAGGCCGCCGAGGAAGCCCGTAGAAGGCGCAGAAGGAAGATTATAGAGGTAACCCTGCTCACGGCGGCTGGCATAGCTGGATTGGTCGTTATTGGGGCCATAGGCTACTTCATATATCTCGGCGTGACTGGCCAGATATAAAAATGTTGACAACTGTTAATTTGCTCTTAACATATACCTGTTACAGATACAGGAGGTAGCAATGAAAAGCAGATACAGGTTCAAGGTAAAGCAGCGTCCGAAGAAGCGTGACTGCTGGGTGCAGATTTTGGAGGGCAACAAGATTGTCCGCACTTGTAAGTTCACAACTTGCAATGCGGCGATGTATTGGGTAGAAGTAGCAGAGAGCTATCAGACTTGATGGCTCTGTTTCCTCCCTCCAGACCCCGGCGACTTCTCCCTGTTGCCGGGGTCATTTTTTGTGCTATAGTCATCTGGGGGTGTATGCAAGTGGTGCCTACCCGTGGCTTATGGTTCAACGAGCATCGCCCCCTTTTTCCCATATGTATAAAAAAGGCCGTTTTTTATAAATGGCTACTTGTTGTATTCCGAGACATCTATCTGCCGCACTTTTGATGCCGCCCCGAAACTTTGCTTCTGCCAGAAGGTCTTTGTGTTGGCTCGCTCCTGACGCTTGCGCTTCTTCTCGCGCTGTTCCTTTTCCTTCTTGGCCTCATCCCGCAGATACTTGCGCCAGCTCATTTCTTCAGCCCCTTGATGCCGCGCAGTCCAAAGCTGGCTGCTATTGAGGCATACATAGCCCACTGGAACCAGTCCGGCGTTGTCTCTAGCACTTGGAAGCCTCTGTCCACATAGGGCTGCAAGGGCGGTATGAAGCACATAGCTATGATGATGATGAACAGGATAGTCCACGCCTCATCTTTCCAGCTATCGCCGGAAGCCTGCGCCATAATCTTTTCCCAGCCAGCCTCATGCGTGGCGGCCACCTTCATGACCTCAGCCTCAGCCTCAGCCTTGGCCACCTTGGCTCTAGTCTCGGCTGCCGCCTTCTCTGCCTTGCCCTTGAGCCAGCCCCCGGCCAGTTCCGCTACCGCTGGTATTAGTGCCTGAATCATAACCTATCATCCTCTTTGCCAGTTCTATCCTAGCCCGGAGCAGATTCACAGTCTGCTCAAGGTAATCTGTCATCTCGCGTTCTGTCACTGGACGCACCCTTGCTATTAACATACAGACCGAACCAAGCCGCACCAGCACCCACTATAACGCTCACAAAGCCCGCCTGAGCGTTGTTAGGCTCCGGCAGGGACATGAACCACTGGCAGGTCTGATAGAACACCACCATATAGCTTAGAATGAGCATACGCGGCACTATACGCCACGCATCCAGCTTCTGAGGGGTTATACCTGCCATTCGCCCGTCTCCATCTGTCTGGCAAGCTCCACGGCCCGCTGTGATACTTGTGCGGCCCAGCGGCTATTAAGCATCTGCACCTTAGCCTCTGCCCAGTCACCTGCCTTCACAGCAGCCTGAAAGTTCACAAACTTGTTAAAGCGCGGCTCGCCGAGATTGAACAGCATATTCACAATCACCGCCTGACGCGGTTCGTTCAGCCCGTCATAGAAGTCGTATTTCTTTGCAATCTGGCGATACTTGCCAACATCACAGGCCAGCAGGTAGCCAGCTTCTTCTTCTGTGATACCGCCGCCCAGCTCCTCATCTATCAGCCTGCCGTAGCCAATAGTTAGGTAGCCCAGATGGTCACGATAGGCGTGGCTTACGAAGCCCTCATGTTTAGCCAGCTGCTGCACTAATTTGTCTGTCATTGTCTTGCTCCCACTCGCCTTGCATCATCTTAGATGCTGTTACGCCCAGATTGTAGAGGGCATTGGTCATCTCATTGTCACTGGCCTTGCCTCGGTCTGACATGAACACCTCAACAGCCTCCCCGGTGGACGGGTGAAAGCTGACAGTGACTGCAAGCCCGGCTCCGATGTTTTCGGTGATGCAGGGCCGTCTATTTGGTAGGTTTTTCATTGATGCTCCTGACTGCTTCTTCCCAGCTCTCAATCTCAAGGTGAGGGTCTGTGAAGTAGCGTATCGCTCTTGATATTTTCTGGTGTTTGAGAGCTGTGACGGGCATGAAATAGCATGACCTATGCTCACTAGACACAAGCGCAAGTATGTCATAATCGCTTGGGTTTGGCATCCGTTTTTTCTTCGTTCCATTCGGCTGCTTAATGCCACCCAGACCTATGACAAAGGACAGCTTGGCATCTCCCCGCAAACTGCTCTGGCAGGACTTCACCTGAATCAGCAAACGCTGGCCCGTGACCTTGTTAAAGGCAATCAGGTCAACACTATCCTGCTGGGCCATCGCCACGCCCCAGCCAGCCTGCAATATAGCCGCAGCCGCTATATGCTCACCGACCAGACCAGCCATTGTGTTGGTTAGGTCGCCTGACGCTATGCGCCTAATCCCTGAGTGGCCTGACATGAAGTTCATACCCCAGATAGTTTAGACAGTTCTCTAAATCGTTGACGCGGGGGTTAGTCCTAGTTCGCCAGTCCCTGAGCGTATCCTTGCTGTAGCCCACCCGTTCAGCCATCTCGGCCTCCGTAATACGCTGGGTGTGCATATGCTCAAAAAGAATACGGACGACTTTGCTGTTCGTCCGTATTGGATTTTTCCCCCGGTAGGTTCTCATTTTGATTCCAACGCCATTAGCTCGTTGAGATACCAGTTAGCCTTCGCCAAGTCCTCTGTGGCATTGCCCTTGTGGTCAAACCGCCACATATACTTGATGATTGCCCCCTGTAAATAGAACTTGTAACCATCCCCGGTTGCAGCCTTTATGGCATCAATGCACTCGACTTCGCCCTTAGTATAATGAGCAGGATGGTTCACCGGGTCATTTGATTTCATTGACTTTTTCCTTCTCGTTCTCGTTTTCCCCCGCACTTTCTTTTATCATAAGAACGGCGTGTTGGGAATGAGGCCAGTGCAGTTCTGAGCGAACTTTCCACCCAGCGGATTGATAACGCTTTATGTCAATGTGATTTACATACCTCAGCCTCATGCCGTCAGTTCTTCCAGCACAGCGTTGAGAATGGTGTTCATAGGTTTTCGTCCTCTGCCTCGGTTGCGTATCTTCTTGCAGGCATTGAAAACGGAGCTGTAGTCCCTCAGATACATCTTGCCAACAACCGGGTAGCTTTTCCCGGTTAGCTCCACTGTCAGATACATTGCAATATGACGGGCCAATACAACATTGGCTTCCCTGCGGTTGCTAAAAATTTCGCTCTGAGGGTGACCAGTCACCTTCAAAACTGCGTTTAGAATCCTCCGGCTGTCCTTGTCAAAGCTCATCAAACGCGACTGGTTCATCTGCTCGTAAAGTTTCTCGATTTTTGTTGAAGCACTCATAGCTACAAAACTCCTCTCCTCGTCCATTGACCATCGCATCCGGGCTGGCAAAGCTGAAGTAATTACCGCAAAAGAAGCAGTGCGTCTTTACCGCCCGGCGCAAGTCATAGGGCTTGGCTTTCTTTCGTTTCGGTTTCGGTTGATGCCACATTGGCCTTACGCTTTTCCTTTATCTCCGCCGTAAGCAGCCACAGGGCCATCTCCAGCCTGCTCTCCCTACTGATGGAGTAGAACTCAGCCCCACCATCCGTAAAGTGGATGGTGAGACCATTGGTTTCTACGATGATGTTCTCAACCCTAGAAGGGGATTTCATCGTTCAGGGACTGCTGCTGCGGCTGTTGTGCCGGGGCAGCTGCTCCGTTCTGCTTCTGCGCCACCTCTGCTGAGATGCTCAGAAAGGTGCGGCCTGACTTGGCCTCACGCTTCCACACTGACAGGCGGTAATCTGTGCCTTCAA